TGCGCCTGATCCGAGGGTTGATTGCTGCCGCCCTCGGTCCCGGACGAAGCCCCGGCCGCGCCGTCTCCACCGAAGCCGGCGCTGCCCTTGCTGAAGAGCTGCGAGAACTTGTCCACGATCTTCGACAGCCAATCATAGGTGTCCTTAAGCCATTTGGTGAAGCGATTGTTGACGATCGCGTCGAGCGCGTCCGTCGCAGCCTTCTTGATCTTGTCCCAATTTTCATAGATGTAGACGACGGCCGCGCCGATCGCAGCGAGGATGGCCGGGATAGGGGCAAAGAATGCGATGAGCGCAGTAACGGCGATGCCGAGGAATGTGAACTCCGCCGTGTTTTTCTGCACCCAGTCGTAGATTTCCTGCATGTGGTCGCGCAAGTAGCCGACCGCCTCGATCACGCCTGCGATGGCGACCGGGATCGCAACCCATGACGTGGCGAATGCGGAGACAGCGGCGATCAGCCCGAAGATCACAGCCTTCAGCGCCGAACCTTCCGGGAGATGCAACAGCTCGTCGATCTTGGAAAGCGCTTGGCCTGCAAGCGTGGTAAGATCGATGAACGCCTTGCCGATTCCGGCGATGCCGTCAGCGAAGTGATGCAGGAGGCCGTCGCTGCTCTCCAACGATTCTTTGATGCCGGTGAGAGCCTTGGTGAAGTATGGCGCGGCCGACGCGGCGAAGTTGCGGTTGACGATGTCGATCGCGAAGCCCAATTCCACGAGCGCGTCGCGAAATTTGGAGATGTTCTCGGCACCCTCTTTGCTGTTAGCGAACGCGTTCTTGTATTCGTCAGCGAACTTGTCGAGCTTGCTGCCGCCCTTCTCCACCACGTTGAGCAATTCGAACGCCGCCTGTCCGGTCGCGTTGAATCCACGCTGCGAGAGCTGCTGCACGATCGCGAGCCGCTGCTCGTGACTGATCAGGTTGTCCGTGTCCTTCGATAGCACATCCATCAGGCTGTGCATGACCTGCAAACCGGTCGGCTCCTTGCCGCCGGCCGATGCGAGGTTGATGACCGACTTGACCAAATTCTGCACGGACACGTCCGCGAAATCGAACGACTTCGCGGCATCCCGATTGCCGTCCACGATGCTGCGCAGCGCCGCCGTGATCTGCGGGATGTTCTTGAGCGTCTGCTGAGCCGCGCGCTCTTCAGCCTCCTCCCGGGCGGTGATTGCCTCTCTGACTGCAAGCTCCGCCTTCTGGCGAGCGACCGCCGCTTCATTGATCGCCGTCTCATGTTTGAGCCGCGCGTCAGCCGCCTCCTGCTCCGCCTTCTGCTGCTTGAGCGCCGCCTCTGCCTGCTCCTCTTGCTGCTTGCGCAGTGCGTCGAGCTGAGCCTGTCGCGCCTTGTCAACCGCGAGCTGGGCTTCACGGAGCTGGAGGTCCTGCTTCTCGGCATCGGACGGAGGACTGCCCTGAAGCGTGGCGAGCCGCTGCTCGGCTGCCTCAAGGCCGAGGTTCGCGCCCTGCACATCCTGAATGCCCTTGATCATGGTCGAGTATGCCTCTTGGGCGGCAAACTGGAGCTTGATCATCGCCTGCTCTTCAGCGAGCGCGGCATTGGCGACGCTGCTCGCCGTCTTCTGATCGACGAGTGCGAGATTGTTTTGCGCTTCAACAATGCGCAGGATCGACGCGCGCACGCGCTCGTTGGCGCTATCCTGCTCGGTCGCGGCCGTGCGCACGGCCTCAGTGATCGCCGGCCACTCACGGGCGATGGTGACCGTCAGACGTTGGGCGAACTGTTCGAACTGCTGAGTGCTGACGCCGGCCGCCGCGAAGGCCGCTTCGATGCCGGCGATCTGGCCGGCGGAGGCGCCGAACGCCTCGCCGAGGAAGTTGGTCTTCTGGATCGCTTCGCTGTTGACATCGATCCAACCGGAGACGGCCGTCGCCAGAGATGCGAAGGCTGTTCCGACAACGACGATCGAGTCGGCGAATGCGTTGAGCCCGGGCAGGCCCTTCTCGCTCGCCTCGTTGATCTTGGCGAATGACTCGGCGCCTTCTTTCCCGACCTCCTTGAGCTTTTCAAGGACCTCTTGGTCGCCGTCCAACATGATATGCTGGACAATTTCATCAAGCTCGGCCATGGCTTCACTTCTTCAGTTGATCGTCCAGAACATCTTGGAAGCTCGCCATCACACGCTGTGCGACTTCCTCCAGATGAAACTTCTTCGGGATGGTGACTGCCTCGATGCCGAAGTATTTCGGCTGCTTGTCGGTCATGGAGAACAGGAGCGGATGCGTGCTCTTCGCACTGTTCACACTGAAGAGTTGGCCCGGGTAGTCGGCGGCGCGAATGCCCTCGGCATCAGTGCCGGAGAGCGGAAGCCATAGGAGTGGGCTGCCCTCGACCGTGCCACCCTCTTGGAAGAGGTCTGCGCCTTCGTGATCGAGTGTGAGGGTGATCTTGCCGGGACCGTCTGCCTGTACGGTGAGCGCGCTAGTCCAGTCATCACCGAAGCGCCCGGCCGACTTGATGTCGGCGCGGGCTTCGTCTTGGATCATGGATGCTATCATGTTGGTCGCAGTCGCAACAGCTTGGCCGAAGCGGTCGGCCGCTCCGTCCCAATTCTTCCGCCATTGCTCGGCGACGCTGCTGCTGTCAAACGTGATCCTCATGACGCTTCGCTCTCCCACTGGCCGAGCTGTTTCTCGACCGCCTTGGCCTCGCCATTCTGAGCGAGGAGCATGAGCGACAGAAGCCTGTGGCTGTGAAGGTCCTCACGCCGTGCGATCAAGAAGCAGTAGGCGGCGATCTGCCGAGGCGTCATCTCCCAGACATCCTCGGCTTTGTGACCGCTTGCGATCAGCTTCTCGATTCCAGCGGCGATCTCATATCCGGGACCTTTCCAGAGCTTACGGAGCTGGCTGCGTCGCGGGCGAGCTTCATGATCCTCTCGACGAAAGGGCCGAAGCCACTCCTGAAGGTGAGCTTCGCAATTGCCTCCAGAAGGTCCATCTGGACTTCGACCGGCGCATTCGTCGCATCCTCCTCAGCCTCTTCGTCGCCGAAGTTGCCAGTGCCGGCGGCGATCACGGAGCCGATGACCTCGGGCGCGGCCTTGATGAGGTCTTGGAACTGGACGCCGCCGCCCTGCATCGCCTTGACCAAGATCGTCGGGTGGCGCTGGAGGAGCGCCAGACATACCTTGGCGGAGATGCCGTGGACGCGGATGAAGTCGTCGTCCCCGTCGCCTACCTTTACGTCGATATGGAGCTTGGCGAGATCGCCAAGGCTCAAACCTTGTTCGCGTTTCGTCATGATGGTCTTCCGATCAGGGAGGGGGTTTACTGAGGGTGGTGACCTATCAGGCTTCGCCCGGCCGCACAAGTCGATTCGAATCCGGGCCGGCCGGGGCCGGACGGAGCGCGACTGGCAGCCGGGAGGGGTGATCCTCGTCGTCATACCGGGATACCGCCTCGGCAGGGGGCTCGTAAGCGGCTTGCGGAGCCGCTGGAGCGGGGTTCTGGGCCGCCGGTACTTCGGAGGCCGGCGCCGATGCGACGGGCTGGACGGCTGCGGCTGCCTCGGCGGCAGCCTGAATCGCGGCGACTTCGGGGGAGGGGACAGCGTCGGTCATGGGACTTCCTTTCAAGCCATGTGGGGATGGTCGGGCGCGCGGCGGGATTTGGGGTGCCGCTGAGACAGGGCTTCGGCGGCAGCCCGGTCCTGATGCTGGCCCGGGAAGCTACCGCCGTGAGCGTAATAGAGCTTGACCTGTGCGAGGTCGAAGTGCCGCCCGGAAGGACCGGTGTAGTCGTCTTTCCCGACCTTCTTGAACGGCACGTCAGCCTCCCGTTAGCCGAGGAGCTGCGACGGGCTCTCCGGCAAGGTCACGGTCGCGGTGCCGAAGGACTGGAGGACCTGATCGTAGAGGACATCGCCCTCCAGATCGATGGTGCCCCACGTGTTCTGGATCAGCCCGAGCGCCTTGGAAGGCGACAGCTTGACCAGTGGGAAGTTGATCGTCCACACCGGGCCGATCAGGTTGGTGCCCTTGAACTGGACCGCGCCGTAGATGACCGGCGAGCTGAAGATTTGGATCGAATCGGGCACGGGCGACGGACCGCCGGTCGGCAGGCCGAGCAGCGCGAAGCCCATGTTGCGCGCGGTCAACTCTTCCATCTGAATCGTCAGCGAGCCAGCGATCTCGACGACCGCCGTGAAGTCCTTCACACGGACGCCGGTCCGGGAGCTGAAGTGGTCGAGCTGGGTGACCTTCGCCTGAAACTCGAATTGCGGGACGTTGCCGCAATCGACGTACTGCGTCTCGCCGAGCAGCTTGATCGAGACGATACCCTTACCGATGTAATAGTTGCCGATGTTGGGCGAGATGAGCGAGCCCTCGATCGTCTGTTGCGTAGCACCGATTCCCATGGTCCGTCTCCGTTACTCTGCGATCTCGCCCGGGATGAATGGGTACACGAACGAGACCAGTAATCCCATCTGCCCTTGCATGGTTCGGTTGCGCGCCAGATCGGTCACACAGCCGTCGTAAACGATCTTCCCGTGCGAGCCGACGATCTTGTGGAGGTTGCCGTCCAACATGATCGCCTTCAGAATCGCCGCACGCGCGATGCTCAAATCTTCTCCCACGTTGAGGTTCGCCGGCTTGCGCACGTCGAGCACAACATAAATCTCTGGCGACATCCGCATGATCTGAGGCGAGAATACGTTCGTCTCTCGACCTTGCGGAATCTGCTTGATGTTCGGGTCCGGGACCTCGTCACCATCAAGCAGAATAATCCCCGGCACCTTGCCCGCTGGCAGCTCGTTGCGGTTACGCACGAAGTTGCCGGGCGGGATTTCGCTCGGGGTGCTCCCATTCGAAATCCCGGTACCCATGAGCGGGATGGTCATCCCTGTCAGGAGACTTTCCAGCTCCTGCAAAATCAAAACTCGCCGATCCACTGCCGTCATCGCCGCACCGTTGCCTCGTACACCACAACGACACCAGCCGGAGAATACAGCTTCACCGGTTCGGCGAAGGGCAGTATCTCGTTCACTGTTGATGTGCTCTGCCCATTCTGCTGGACGAACGTCACCAACACATCCTGCTCATTGTCCGGCGGCATCGCCTGCACCTCGGGTGTCGCTGCCGAGATCAAGACTCGCCGATCCGTGGGATTGGCGAGTTGGTTTTTGGCGTCGCGCGGGCGGTAGTCGTAGACGCAGCATACACAAGGCCGATCTGCCACTCCCGCCCTACGCAGGACGGCGGCCATGCCGAACTCCTGAAGCAGGGTGTCGGCGATAGACTGCATTCCTACATAGTCGAACGTGCTCATTTTAGGCGCCCTTCGGGCCGGTAACAACTAGCATTTAGCGCATCACGACTCGACCCTTATTCGGGACCAAAAGCCCCTTGGTCGAGAGTAGCCGGGTGATCTGCGGAAAGTCCGCGAAGAAGCCAATGCCGAGCTTCGTGTCGTAGACCTTGGTGACCTTGATCGGCCCGACCTCCTGCGTCGAGGATTGCAGCACGCCGCCGGCCGTGACGATGCTCGTGTCATAGTCCGGCTGGAGGTTGACGCCGTTGAGCACGCGGAGTGCCAGCTCGGCACACGCCTGCTTGATCGGGACCGGGATGCCGTTGATAGTGTCGCCGTTGAGGTCGGTCACACCCTGTCGCGGCCACTCCGTATGTTGCGGGGTGATCGACGGAGTCATGATCGAGAACTGGGTGTTGAGGCCCCACGGGGTGAGCCACGGCTCAAGGAACACGACGTTGGCGTCATTGAGGTCGGTGCCGATCTGCTGCACGAGCTTGACGCCCTTGTAGCGATAGCGCGTGTCGAGATAATCGGTCGCCTTGACGATCGCCGCCTGCATGGTCGAAGTGGTCGCGGACGCCGGGATCGTGTTGCCGCGGGTCGCGTGATATTTCTGGAATGTCGGGATGTCGATATAGGCGTTCGCCGGATCGATCTCGGTGATGGTCGTCTGCGCGCCCGTGTTCGCGCCGGTCGCCCATGTCATCACGCCCGAGCGCGGCCAGTTGGCCGTCGCCTCGGTGAGGGTCTTGATCGAGAAGTGTTCTGCATCGAGGACCTGAGAAACCGTGAAGTTGACGGTCTCCGAAGGCGGGGGCGAGAAGCCATCTGTGCCCTCGTCGGGTGTGCCGGTGAACGTGCCGGTGTCGCCGACAGCCACGAGGGCGGTCGGCGACGCAAGCGTCGTTACCTGATAAACGGTCCCGGTCTCGTCTTGGACTGAGAACACATACTCGGTCATGTTACCCTACCCGTCGAGCGGACTGCCCCCACCCTCGCCTACCCCGGGTGCCCATGGCCGCGTCGATCTGCGAGGGTGCGTAGCCGGCGCGCTCGTAGCGAAGGCGCTGCTGTGCCTCCAGATGCGCCTTGATCGCATCAGACGGATGCAGCGGCGGAAAGCGACGATAGAGGTCCTGCTTCGCCTTGTTCTCCCACTGCTCGCATTTGCGCTCGAACTCGCGAGCCGCCTGCGTCGCCGCGCGAGCACTCTGGAGCCGTTCGGTCGCCTGCGCGACGCGACGCTCCATGACCGTCCGCAACTCGTCATCATCGATCGGACCGTCGAGCGGATCGAAGCCGTCGTCTTCCTCCGCGTCGTTTGCGGCGATTGCCGGCGTAATCTCCGGGTCGCCGGGCTGCACGTCTTCGGGCTCGGTGGTTTGCTTGGGGTCGGCGCGAGAGAAGCCGGGCTGGGCTTCGTTGATGTCCTTGCGTCGCACGTCGGGGTCCTTGAGCAGCCGCTGCACGACATCGACCCGGGGAAGGCCGTCGTCGGTCCAGTGCTCGTCATTGCCGCTGTCGAGCTGGGTGAGGGCTTTGATGATGTCTTCTTGAGTCGCCATGGTGTCCTCTGGGGGTTGGGAGGTGGAAAGTAAATGCCCGGAGCCGCAGTGCGACGCTACGGCTCCGGGCGGGATTGCTCGGGTGCGATCAGGCCGGAAGTCCCCCCTCTGGACCCGTCAAGCGCCCGAGCAAAACCATTAGGGGATCGCGGCGAGGTTCGGCGCGGCCGAGACGCGAGTCGCGCCGTATTTCTCGACCTTGCCGAAGATCGTAGCGGGATCGCTGCCGAGACGGGTCGCCTGCGCAGTGAGGTACGCCTGAAACTGCTGCGAGTGCCGCACGCGAGCATAGTGATCATGCCGCTCGTGGTTGCGATAGCACCGGGGCGAAGGACCGGTCTGGCCCGAGAGCTGATTGGTCATAAGAGCCTCCGTTCAACAAAGAGGGCGGATGCACATTTTCATGCGCACCCGCCCCGCTATTCCGTTCCGACGAAGTCTTACGACTCGCGGGTGATCAGACGGGCAAGCTTGATCTGCTTGCGCTCGGGGAACACACGAACCCACGAGTTGGCATTGGCGAGCTGGCCCGCAGTGGCCGCGTTCGACGGGCCGCCGTTGGAGCCGGCGGAGCCGACGTAGGCGTGACCGACCGGATGGATACACCACTCGACGCGGTTGAAGAGCACGTCCGAGCCGGCGCCGTTACCCTGATCCGGGTAGCGGAAGATTTCGGTCGGAACGATCGGGGTGCCAACGCCGAGGCGGAAGGCAGCCGGGCCGACAAGCCACGTATGGTAGATGCCAGCGGCGGTCTGCGCGCCATTGGAGGGGTCGCCCGCCGGGTTGGGCATGCCGTCATCAACGATCACGCGCCGACCGAGGAAGGTCGGGATGTTGACGTGGCCTTCCGCGTCCGGGATGAAGTCGATCAGGTTGTTCTTCTGGGCAGTCGAGTAGACGATCGAGTGCATGAACACTGCGGTCACGTCCTCGGCCGCGTCGCCGAGCAGCGTGCAAGTGTCAATGAACGCGGACGCCGAGAAGTTGGTCACGCCAGCGGTGAAGCTGGAGCCCGAGATGTCATGGGTGAGGTCACCGGTCTTGCCGTAGCCGGCGTTGATGCCGAGCTGGCCGGAGCGACCAAGGGTCGGGTCCGCCAACGAGTTGTTGGCGAAGATGCCCTGCACGACCGCGACGAACGCGCGCTGGAGACGACGCACCCAGTAGTCGGAAACGCGAGAGGCGATCGACTGCATGGGGTCGGCACCCGCAAGAGCGGTCGCCAGACGCATGGTGCTCCAGCTCGCGTTGCGGGACAGACGGACAGCAACTTCCGCAGAAGCCTGCGTAATGTTCGGGGTCGAGGATTTGGTCGGATCATCGCTCGATACGTTCTCGGCCGGGTCGCCGAGGTCCTGCCAAGACGGCACGGTGAAGGTCAAACCGCCGCCCGCGAGCAGGTTGTCCAGAAAGTCATCGCGCGCAGCGATGCCGCTCTGGATGATGGCAGTCTTCTCCATCGTGAGCTGCTGGGTGTACGGGGTGAAGATCGCGGGGACGATCACGTCGGCAATCTGCGTCGAAACCGTTGACATGGTCAAAGCCTCTATGGGGGTTGGTGGTTTGCCAGCACATCCCCATGGAGCGCTGTGTTTCGAAGGTCCGCCTCCGATTCGCCATCACGGCAAATGTCAAGAGAGGTTTTCCTAAATTCTGCTCGCAAGGTTAATGCAAACCTGAATCTAGGACAACTGGCATTTTCGCAAAGAAAATCGGCCGCCTTTTGAG